AGGCATCTGGTTTACTGTCCCACCTGTCGATAGCTCATTGCTCACAAGTGTACTAATGGGTATGTTAGGCTTAGGTGCTATGCGTACAGTAGAGAAGACTAAGAACGTACAGAGAGAACGCTAATGGCAAGAAGCGCAAAAGACAGTTACATTGTAAACTACGAACCTGAAGGGCCGTATTACGGGAACACGTATTCTGTTAGAGATGCTTATAACGAAGCTGCGTTTACTGATGTAGATACCATGGTAGGAGATGATGGTGTTTTTGAGTTAGACAAAGCAGCTTTAGGCCCAGACAGCGGGTTTTTAGACTGGGCTTCTAGTTTTGACGAAGACACTCCTTTTTCAGAACGCAGCCCAGAAACCTATCTTGACATACAAAACAGTGACGTTACAGGTGTAGAAGATAAAGATAATTTCCAACGATATGGAATCACTCCTAATCAGTCAGAAGACTGGGCTACTTCACCTACAAAAATACACAAAGAAGCTTTTAAAAATTTACAACAACTAGCTAAAGAAGATGAAACAAAGTTTGGACAAGTCTTTAGCGATCTTACTTCAGATTTTAAACTTAGTTATCTACACCAAGCCTATAAAAATAATCAAATAGATAAAGACGCTTATGCTAAAGCAGCGGCATCTGCTTATAGAGAATCAAGCCCTGACATACCTGTTTTTGCAAACAACGGGAAAGTGTATACTTTTCCAAGTGCTGATTTTACTAACCCCCTTTTTGCAAGAGAACTTCCATTAGACACAACAGACTCCAATAAAGACGAGTTCTATAGAACACTAGGTACTCGCGGTACATTACAAAATACTGATGATTTTAGAACAGGAGCTATTGAAGGGTTTTTAAATAACCCTATTGTAAACGCTGCTGTTTCTTTTATTCCCGCAGGCGCAGCAGTTCTTGCTTTAGCTAAAGCCGCTAACGGACAAACATTACACGCTTCTGATTGGTTTTCTATAGCTGTTGGTGGCTACGATGTAGCGCAAGGAAACATAGGGCCAAGTGGAAACACAGGAGCAGGTACAGGCACTGGTGGTATTTGGGATGATCCTTCTATAGCGGAGGGTGTTAATCTTTTCAATGTTGATAAGTTTGCTTTAGCAGGTGCTAATTACGATCAAGCTAGAGAAAACGAAGAGAAAGAAGCAGACGCAGTAAAAGCTGCCATCGCTATTGCAAACGCTAAAGCTGCTGCTGATGCTGCTGCTATAGAAGCTAAGGCTGCTGCTCAGGTAGCTGCTGACAAAGCAGACGCTGCCGCTGCGGAAGCTAAGGCAAACTCTGACAGAGAGAAACAAGCTGCCTTAGACCTACAAGCAGACAAAGATGCTAGGGCTGCTAAAGCTGCTGCTGATGCTGATGCTAAGGCTGCTGAGGATGCTAGGGCTGCTCAGATAGCTGCTGACAAAGCTGAAGCTGACAGACTAGCAAAACTTGACGCAGAGCCTATTGAAGCTAAAAAGCCTGATGAGGTTATACCTCCACCAACAATACCTAAAGACGAAGAAGGGGGCGGTGGCGGCGCTGGGGAAGGCGGTGGTACAACTGGCGGGTCAGCAGGTGGCGGCACAACAGACCCTAGTGACGGTATAGCTATTGAAGGCGATCCAGACCCTGTAGAAGAAGACCTTGTTGTCACTACTGATCCTACTGAGTGGGACGAGAACATACATGACGATATTCTTCAGCGTCAGATATATGACATGGCTGCTAAAGAAACTGATCCAGTTTTGCGAGAAAAACTAGAAGCTGAATACGAAAGGGTGGGCGGTAAACACGTAGATGATTTAAAAGCAGGAAAGACTGTTGAAGAAGTTTACGATAATTACCCTACTGATCCTGTACCAGAAGAAACAGAAGAAACCTATGCTGAAGATGTTTTTGCTACAAAATATCCTGATGGTTTCTTAGGCGGTACATTTAGCGATATAGATTATAACAACGATGGTGTTGTTTCTGCAACAGAGCAGAATCGCTGGGAACACGAAGCAGGTCAGGAGTCAGAAGATGAAGACCCTGTGTTTGGCGGTAGTGTAGGCACTGGTGGCGGTACGGCTCCTATTGGTACAGACCCTGTAGTAGGTATTGATGTAGACCCTGTAGTAGGTACTGTCACAGCTGATGGCACAGCAAATGGCTCTGGTGAAGGCACAGGCTCTGGTGAAGGCACAGGCGCTGGAGATGGCACAGGCGCTGGAGATGGCACAGGTACTGGCGAAGGTACAGGTACTGGCGAAGGCACAGGCGAAGGCACTGGCGATGGCGAGGGATCAGGAGACGGTCAAGGCACTGGCAGAGGAATCGGTACAGGCGTTGGCGTTGGTAGTGGAACACGCACCACAGACTCTTTGTTTGGAGACATGCTACAGCTAGAAACACAGATAGGTGCAACACAAGAATTACTTAAACCCTTTAGTCTTGCTCCTGTATCATCACCTCTTTACAATCTACCACAAGCTAACCCAATAGGGCAATTTTTACAGCAACAACAAGCGTTAAAGGCGAGACCAGACGGCATGTTAACAAACGCACCAGCAGAGAACTTTTTTGAAGATACATATTACGAAGACCCAATACTTGGACGGAGCTATAATTTCTAATGACTTACTTACAACTAGTTAACAGCGTACTACGCAGGCTGAGAGAGGACGAAGTAACTTCTGTATCTCAGAACAGCTACTCTAAACTTATTGGAGAGTTTGTTAATGACGCTAAACGCACCGTAGAAGACGCTTACGATTGGACTGCTCTACGTACTACTCTCACAGTGTCTACCACGACAGAGACGTTTAACTATGTCTTAACTGGTTCACAGAACAGGATGAAGGTGCTGGACGTTATTAACGACACGTCAGACTTCTTTATGCAGTACCGTGCTTCTCGCTGGATGGACAATGCTTTCTTGATTGAGACACCACCTATTGGTTCTCCACAGTTCTACAGCTTCAACGGTGTTAACGCTGCTGGTGACAATGCTGTTGATGTGTATCCTAAGCCTAGCGGTGTGTTTGAGTTACGCTTTAACGTGGTACTACGCACAGCAGACTTCACAGCAGACACAGACAACATGCTGATTCCTTCCTCTCCTGTTATACAACTAGCCACTGCATTAGGTGCTAGAGAGCGTGGAGAGACTGGCGGCACATCAGCAGCAGAGTTGTTTGCACTGGCTGACAATACCTTGGCAGATGCTATTGCTATTGATGCATCTCAACATCCTGAAGAAACTATCTGGTATTCGTAAATGGCACAACAACTACAGAACATTACAGTAGCAGCCCCAGGATTTGCTGGTCTTAACACACAGGACTCACCCATTGGTGTTGATCCTTCGTTTGCTGCTGTTGCAGACAACTGTGTTATTGACAAGCTAGGCCGTATTGGTGCGCGTAAGGGCTGGGTAGAGGTATCTACTAATGGCTCTTCTGTATTAGGCAGCAGCCGTGGTATAGAAACCATGTACGAGTTTATTGATAACTCTGGCGATAAGGTTATACTGTCAGCAGGTAACAATAAAGTATTCAAAGGTACTACAACCTTAACAGACATTACTCCTAGTAGTTATACTCCTACAGCTAACAACTGGAAAACAGTAACACTGAACAACCATGTGTACATGTTCCAGAGAGGCAATGAGCCGCTGATAGGCACAGATGAGTCAGGCTCTTTTGTGTTAGAAACTATGTCAGGACACAGCCATAGCACAGGGACTGCACCACAGGGCAATGAAGTATTAGCAGCCTATGGTAAGTTGTTTGTAGCTGACATCACAGGTGACAAGCACACGGTATACTGGTCTGACACACTTAACGGTCATGCTTGGACAGGAGGCGCTTCAGGCTCGTTAGACGTTACATTAGTATGGCCTACAGGCTTTGATGAGATAACGTCCTTAGCAGCCCACAATGGCTTCCTAATCATCTTTGGTAAGAAGTCTATACTTGTGTACTCAGGTGCATCCTCTCCTGCCTCTATGACGCTTACAGACACCATAGAAGGCGTTGGCTGCATAGCTCGTGACTCAGTACAACACACAGGCACTGACATTATCTTTTTGTCTGAGACAGGTGTACGTAGCTTTGGCAGGACTATCCAAGAGAAGTCTATGCCTATGCGTGACATTAGCAAGAACGTACGTACTGACTTGTTACATCTAGTACCTCTACAGACCAACGCTATCAAGTCACTGTACAGTGCTGAAGAAGCCTTCTACCTGCTAACACTACCAGACAGCAACACTGTGTACTGCTTTGATATGCGTAGGCAACTAGAGGATGGTTCTAATCGTGTTACTACTTGGTCTGGTTTGTATCCTTTGTCGTTTGTCTCTATAGAAGGTGGTGACATATACATAGGTATCTCTAGTGGCATTGTCAAGTACACGGGCTACATGGATGGTGCTAACAAGTATGAGATGCGATACTTTAGTAACCCTATGGACTTTGGTAATACATCTAACCTGAAGTTCTTGAAGAAGTTTAACTTGACTATCATTGGTGGTCAGAACACACCTACTACATTAAACTGGGGTTATGACTACACAGCTAACTATACTAAGCAAGCCTTTACATTTGGCTCTGCTAACATTGCTGAGTATGGTATAGCGGAGTACAACACCACAGGTGAATACACTTCTTCTATTCTTATCAACACACCGAAGGTTAATACCAGCGGTAGCGGTGAAGTCGTTACTATTGGTATTGAAGCTGAGGTTAACGGTGCTGCTTTTTCTATTCAAAAAATTGACATACACGCTCTACTAGGGAGACTTATCTAATGTCCAACTATACAAAGACCACTAACTTTGCTACAAAGGATTCTCTCCCTTCAGGCAATGCTGCTAAGATTGTGAGAGGCACTGAGATTGACACTGAGTTTAATAACATACAAATAGCCAGTGCTACAAAGGCTAATGCTGCTAACGCTGCGCTAACTGGAACTACAACTGCTGTAACCGTAGACGTGTCAGGCACACTAACGGCTGGCACAATTACTGGAGGGTCATACTAATGGCTTTAATGGATTTACTACGAGCAGGTGGAGAGTATTACTTAGGACAAGAAAACATTGAGGGGGCGCAACAGCTAGGCCGCGAGACTCAAGCAGGCGCACAAGCGTTGGCTCAAGAAGCACGAGCAGGCACAGAGTTTAGACCGTACACTGTTACAAGTGGTTTAGCTAATGTAGGCACTACTGCTGAAGGTGGTTTTGATATTAACCTATCCCCAGAGCAACAGGCTTTACAGACGCAGCTACAGGGTCAGGTAGGCGGTTTGTTTGGTCAAGTAGGTGCAGACCCTGCCGCAGCACAAGCGCAGCTATACGAGCAGATGAGAGCCGTACAGCGTCCTGAAGAGGAACGTCAGCGTCTAGCACTAGAAGAACGTATGCTGTCACAAGGGCGCTTAGGACTAGGCTCTGCTGCTTATGGTGGTTCCTCTCCTGAGTTGTTAGCTCAAGAGACTGCACGACAGGAAGCTATGGCCCGTGCTAACTTAGGTGCGCGTCAGCAGTCTCAGGCAGAAATGCTACAGGCTGGACAGTTAGGTGGAATGTTGCAGGCAGCAGGATACCAGCCACAGCAGCAAGCATTATCTATGCTGTCAGCTAGTCAAGTACCTGCTGGGTTTGCTGATGTTGGTCGCAGGACTGGTACAGAACTGGCTTCACAACTGGGCTTAGGTGGGCTAGAGTCTCGACTACAAGCTGAAGACTTAGCTAACCGTCTACAACTACAGCAAGGAGAGGCAGTATTAGGTTCTTTGTTTGGTCAACAAGCTACAGCACAAGAACAAATACTTAATAGAATACTTAATCCTAACGGTGATCCTTTAATAGGAGATGACGGCCTGCTTGGTGGCATTCTAAATAACTTTGAATTACCAACTTGGTTGGGAGGTTAATAATGGCTAGACAAGATATTGCAGGACTCCTTACGGGAATGCCAAGCAGTCGTCCAGACCCTATGGCAATGGGTGGTAACTCAGCACAACAACGGTTAGCCTTTGGCGCAGAACGCGCACAAGGTCTTCAGCGTGGTGTCCGTGGGCTAATGGGTCAAGACCCTCGTACTACTTCTGAGAAACTACAGATGGCGATGGCTAGTTTAGACTTAAGCAAGCCAGAGGACTTACGTAAACTAGCGGGTATACAACAGGCTACTGGTGACTTGGCTGGTGCAGCTAAGACTGCTGCTGCTTTACAACAGGTAGGTCAAGAAAAAGACACAAGAGATTCTTTAATACGTATTGCTAGGTCACAAGGTAATGACGAAATGGTAGACTTCTTGCTATCTGGAGGTTCTTTAGCTACTGGAGGTTCTGTGTTATTAGGCCGACAGCCTGTTGCTAAGTCTTCTACTGTTACTAAGCAAGACAGAGAAGACTACGATTTGTATTGGAAAGGTTTTTCAGAAGAAGAACAAGTAACATCAGGTGGACGTATTGTAAAGCCGTGGTGGAAAGGCGGAGATGACATTGATCAAGATGTTAAAGATAAGCTGTATATTGTTGCTGAACGTATCTATGACAATAACCCCGCTGTTGGTAGAGAAGCCGCATTAAGACAAGCAATGGGTTTAACGCCCGTAGGTGGCACACCGCAAGCACAAGAAATTCCTGATGTCCCACAGGGGGATAGTTTTTCATACATGAAGGATAAAAAGGATTAATAACTTTGGCTAATATTCTTGTAGAAAAAGTAAAGAATGCTATAGGTAATGGCGTCTTATGGCCTGAAGATTATCATGCGGCTATAACAGCTAGTCACGATAACCTTGAAGTTAAAGAATATCTTGAAGGGCTTATGCAAGTAGATAATGCAGAAGTTAAACGTGATGTTGATGTCAACCCTATAACTTTAGAGTTTGAACCTACAGGGCGGAGAGCAAAAGCACAGGCACAACGTGCTGGTCTGTTAGGTGTTGAAATGGATGTTCCTGTTACTACACAAGATAGGAGTAAAGCGCAAGCTCAACGAAATGCTGTAGCTGAGAAGACAGAAGAACCTTCGGCTCCTGAAGGAACTAGATTTACACTAGAAGATATTCAAAACTCAGACACTCTTAAAAGTTTAGGCGTGGTGGCTGGAGACCGCTATGTGGGTGACGAGATTATAAGAGTTTTTTCTGATCCTAAAGACAACATAGATACTGGCATACGTCTTAAACAGAGCGACATTAACGCTTCAGCTACTTTACAAGAACTAGGCGCAGTAGCTGGCGATAGAGTTATAGGTAAAGAACTTATACCTTCTAATGTAGACAACGCTTGGAGGCAGTTTAAGTATGGCTTCTCTGAAGAACAAGGTTTCTTAGCTGACGTAGGTGATTTCCTTGAAGCTAACATTCCTATTGGCGAACTTTCTTTTGACTTTAATGTTAATAGTTTTTCTGATATAGTGGCACTACCGTTAAACATGGCTAGCTACTCCTCTCCTGATCAGCTTTATGGTGAAGGCTATATGGCTGCTACACCAGATCAACGTAGAGACATGATTATAGCTAAAAAAGAAAGAGAATTAATGCATGACTATGGTCAATTCTTTGAGCCTAGTGAAGACTCTCTAGCTAGAACAACAGGAAACATTGGTGCAATGTTGGCTGACCCTACTACTCTTGCCCCTGCTGGTCAGTCTTTAAAAGGAATGGCTGCTATTGGCGCTGCTTATGGTGGTGGTTCTAGCATAGCTAAAGACTTAGCTACTACAGGAGAAATAGATTGGGAGAAGGCAGGGCTAATGACAGCAGGTGGAGCTATCATAGCGCCTACTGTTGGTAAATCTGTCAGTGTCTTAAGCAATAGATCAGCAGACAAGGGTGCGCGCAAGTTACAAACAAAAGCACAGGCTGTTGTAGATCAACACGTTGCTGGAGGTGGTACTACGGGTGGTCTTAATGACGCTTTAGTGGCTGCGGGTATTAATCCGAATGCTCTTGCCGCTGCGTCACAACGTACTGGTGCAAAAATCTCTGTGCCTAACTCTGCTGATAAAGCACAAGAAGCTATTAAGGCAGCAGTTACTCGTGACCATGCTACCTCTCGTATCTACAGCAAAACTTTAGACAAATACTTAGGCTCTATCGCTACTCGTATGGGTAACATGTCTGAAGCTATTAAAGCTAGAATGCGTAAGTTTGAGTTTGATACTCATGTAAACACAGCAGCTATCTCTAAGAAAGCAGAACCTTTTTTGTTGGAGCTTAAAGCCTTACCTTCTCAGGTTAAGCGTACCTTGAATAAACATTTAGCTAACGGTAATATAGACGCTGCAACCAGCATTATGCGTGGTGTTTCTCCTGCTATGTACAGAGAATTTACAGATGTTATTCAACCGTTGTTGAAGCAAACGGCTGCTGACTTAAAACAAGCAGGTCATACCTTTACAGAAGTAGAGAATTACTTTCCTCGTTTAGTTAAGGATTATGACAAGCTACGTGCAAGGTTAGGTAAGGAAGAACAAGGTTATATCACCAAGCAATTACAGGCTTATGCTGCTAAAAAGAAAACAAATGTAAATAACTTAAGCACTCAAGAAAAGTCAGAGATCATTGATTTGGCAATGCGTGGTTACCGTCAGACTACAGATGGTGGTAAACCTAGCTACGCCAAACAACGTAAGATTTCTGAACTAACAGATGACTTAATGGATGAGTACGCTGATCCTGAACAAGCACTTGCTATGTACTTGCGTAATTCAGTAGGTGACATTGAGAAGCGGAAGTTTTTTGGCAGAGCAAAGTCTGCTAAACTAGATGATCAAGGACGCTTTGATACTGACCAGTCTATTGGCGCAATAGTTAAACGAGCTATGGATGAAGGAGACTTAGACCCTGCTCGTGAAGAAGAGATGCTTGAGTTATTGTCCGCACGTTTTGTAGGCGGTGAGCAAAGTCCTTCAGGTGTTGCGTCTACTATTAGAGACTTAGGGTACATGGGTACTATTGCTAACCCTGTATCTGCTGTTACTCAGTTAGCTGATGCAGGTATTGCTGCTTCTTTAAACGGCTTTAGACATGCTATTGGCTCTATGTTTGGAACTAAAAACTTAAAGATTATTGACTTAGGTCTTGACGATGTAATTACTCAAGAGCTTTCTCAGGGTTCTCCAAGAGCAACAGCTAAAGCCTTGAATAAAATTATGGGCGTGGCTCTCTTTAAGTTCACAGATAAACTAGGTAAAGAAACCCTGATTAACTCTGCATTTAAGAAGGCGCAGCAGATGGTTAAGAGTCCTAAAGGTGAAGCTAAGTTTAGACAGAAGATAGGTAAGCTATATGGAGATGAAACAGAGTCTTTGATTGCTGACTTAAAAGCAGGAGAAATAACAGAGAACGTAAAATTCTTTGCTTTCAATGAACTGTCAGACGTACAGCCTATATCCCTTAGTGAGCTACCTGAGAAATACTTAAACAGCAAAAATGGTAGACTACTGTACATGCTTAAATCTTTTACTCTTAAGCAGCTTGATCTGGTACGTAACAGAGTCATAGGTGAGTGGAAGAAAGGTAACAAGTTAGACGCTGTTAAACAGGCAGGTCTTTTAGCAGGATACTTAAGCACTGCTAACATGGGTACTCAGGCAGTTAAAGACCTTATGCTAGGTAGGGAAGTATATGCTGACGATATACCTGACAAAGCATTATGGGCTTTGATTGGAGGCTTCGGTATGTCAGAGTATACTTGGGATAGATACCTGTCTCAAGGTAAAATTATAGAAGGCACTGTTGACTACTTAACTCCTGCTACTCCTGTCATTGAAGCGGCCCTTACTGGTGCATTAGAGATAGGTGAAGATGAGCCTGACTTTGCCCCTGTACTTAAAGGCGTACCGTTAGTTGGTTCTTTACTGTATAGCTGGGTTGGCGGTGGTGCTGAAAACTACAACGAGCGTCAAGAGAAAAGACGTAGTGATCGTAGGAGAGAAGACTAATGGCTGTTGATGGGAAAGCAAGAAGCAATGCCTTTGTACAATTCTTAGGCGGGTTATCAGATCGACAACAAGCAGTGCAAGATGTTTCCAACAGAAGAGATGTAGTAAACAGATTACCTGAAAAGTTTAGAACTCCCGAAGCATTAGCTCGTCTTAATGCTACGCTACCTCCAGAAGATAGAATCATTGACGCTAATATAGGGGAAGTAGCGTTGTCTGGTATAGGTCAAGCAGCTGGCGCGCTAGGTGATATAGTAGGAGGCGCAGCGGCAGCCTTAACTCCTGACGCTTTAGGTATTGGAGAGACCGTAGCCAAAGCAACTGAAGCTGTAATGTCTACTGCTCCCGCACAAGCAGCGACAGAGTTAGTGCTTGACCTTTCTGACGCAAACCCCCGTGCTGCTGAGAACTTAGGAAACGTCTTTAACGTAGCAACAGCAGGTGTAGGTGGTGGTCTGGTTAAAGCAGGTGCGGCGGCTAACAAAGGTGCTTGGGCTGCTGGCGTTAAGAACTACATTGATAATTTCTATGGCAACGATAAGCCAGACGTTGACCCTACAAAACTAGAACAAACTTTAGGAGAGATAGCTTTAAAATTTAAAGGTCAAAAAATAAATAAATCAGACACAGCCATGGCCGGTAAAAGAGTGACAGGAGTTTTAAACTGGGGTGCTGGTGGAGCAGCTTCAGCTTTAGATAGTCTCTTTAATCCTTATTCAAGAGGTTTATATAGAGACACTGGAATAAGCAGGCGAGGACAAAAAGCTGTTAATGATTTACTCTTTAAAAATAAGGGGAAGCCTACTCAAAGAGACAAAGATAAAGCAGTAGCTCAAGTTATTTATAATAGGCATATCCTTGAACAGTCAGATCGACAAGGAGAAATAGGTAAACCCCTTTTTGAGATAGAAGATTTTGCAGCTTCTCAAGGCTATAAAGCTGACACCTTAAGTAATTTTATTAAAGGTGCTAACTCAACTAAGTTTACAACTGCTGAAGGTAAAACAAAAAGAGTCAGAGAAAAAGATTTAACTACTGCTTATGATAAAATCAACAAAGCGTGGGGAAACAAACCAGACCCGAAAAGAAAGGTTATATTTAAAGAACCTAGCGGCGGAAGTTCAGGAAACCACATGTCAGATGTTGCACGTAGACAGCCTGCAATTAAACATGTTCAAAACATAATAGCACAACACAAAGGGGTGTTGACTCCTAAACAGTTTTACGATAAACTCAGAGAAACTTCTCAAAAAACAGGCGAGTTTAAAGTTAATAAGTCTTGGAAGGATGCAGAAAAAGAAGGAATCTGGGTACAGGCGGGGCATGGTGGTGGTGCTATTGTTGAGGGCGGGATTAATAGTTTACTTAAAGTAATGCCTAACGGCAAAGCTGTTGCTTTTATGTCTGACAAACATGACTTCTTAGAAAAGATGCCTATTGTTGGTAAGGCTCTTGAGAAGTCTTTACCTAATGAGATGATGGCCATCTCTGGGCCTATGCACATGGATTTAATGGGCCGTAAAGATGCAGGAAAAAAACTAGAGAAAGCAGGTAAGCAGGCAAGACAACATGAAAAAGCCTCACCAGTAAAAAGAACAGACAGGCCCGTAGACACGGATATTTTACAAGACTATGTAGCCGCTAGACCGACAGCGGGTGCAGTTGTTCGCGGTCTTGATCCTATGACTGGTACAGGTTTACTAGCGTCTACTACAGGTGGACAACAAGAGCAATAAAAAAGGGGCCACTTAAGACCCCTTAGTTTTACTACACTATCTCACATGCACCACCTACACATGCTAACTCCTGACTTCCTGTCGTGTTGTCTTCTGTTTCAAACTTACCTAAGTCCTCCCAGTCAACCCCTTCAGGCATAGCTGCAAGTAACTCCTCATACTTCTCTGCATCTATGTCTTCATACGGAGCTTGTTGATATACATGATCACTATACGGCAACAAACTAATACCACTACACAAGTCAAAGTTCTCCCATATCCACTGTGCTACTTGCAGGAACTCATTATCTGTATAGTAAACAGTGATACTGGGCTTATGCTCGCACCAGTGGTTCTGGTATGCCTTCCAAAGTTCTAGCTGCTGCATAGCTCCTACTTGCGATGTAGTAACAGCAGACTTAGGAGCCTGTACAGGGAAGCTAAAGACAGCAGAAGAAGGTGTCATAACATCTTGCTCTACTGGGAATCCGTTTTGCTCCATAAAGATTGCCAATGGGTCTTTCTTGTCGCTACGTACCCGTCTAATGTAATGCTTAGAGAAGCGAGGATGGATACCACTAGCAGAGTCAACAAGCTGAGACACAGTACCAGACGGCTTAACACACGTAATAGCAGCAGACTGATTAATGCCAAGTTTCTCAGACCATTTCTTATTAGTCTTAACAGTAACGTCACGTACTTGTTCAAGCCACTTCTCCAAATCTTTAGACTCTCCTTTGCTCAACAGGTAGTGATCCATAATACCTGTCATACTAACGCCCAGCAGTGCCTCTTCCTCTGTGTTACGCTTCCAGCAGCTACGTAGGTAACGGAAGTCTGTTAGTGTAGCCTGTAGCGTACCAATGATAGCTGCCATCTCTGCCTTCTTCTTGAGACTATCTAGTGTGTCATCCTCACGTACTACAATCTCTGACAGGTTACAGAACTGATTACTGCGTAGGATAATCTCAGAGCATGGGTTAGTACCGAAGTCCTGGTCAGCGTCTCTACGTCCATTACGTGCTGCTATCTTCTGTGCTGCTACACGACTAAAGATACCACGTTCACCTGCCTTGCTCTCATACATCGTCTGCATCTCTGACAGGAACGACTCAAAGTCTGGCTTCTCAGTGTACGCTACGCTGTTGTTAGCAAGCCTACGCTGTCCTTCTAGCTCCCACCAGTTACCTGACTTAGCCTTAGCCATACGTGGGTCAGACAGGTTAGAGAGGCTAATCAGTGCAGACCTACGCACACCACCCACCACTACAATGTCAGCAATCTTACACACTACATCATGGCACTCAATGGATGTCAGCTTGCGTCCTGCTGCCTTCTGGAATATCTCTACACAGAAGTTAAACAAATCCACCAAAGGGTCTGGCCCTGACGCACGACCACCAAATGTCTTAAGCCTAGCGCCTGACAGCCGTACCTTACCCATATCCCACTTAGGTATCTTGCCTGCGTACAGCATAGCGATAAGCTCACGGAATGCAGAGGCCCACCCTATCTTACTGTCGCTGACAACGATAACACTGTCAGTAGTGTGGAATGACTCAGCGATGACAGGTAGCTTGGTGATGAAGTTACGCTCAACACTGAAGCCTACACCTGTACCACACATAAGCACATACATCAGCTCGTCAAAGCTACGTGGTGAGTCAATGGCTAGGTAGCTACAGTTGAACCCAGCTACGTTGTCCTTGGCTAACGCTGGCCCTGCTGTCATCATGCAGCGCATACTGGGCATTACTTCCATGTTGTGGATAGCGTTGAACATCTTTAAAGCTACTGTCTCGTCTATCTGTCCACGATCCTTCCAGAAGTCTACGTATCTGTTGACTGTCTCATGCCATGTCTCTCGTCTGCCTT